TTAAGATATGCGCACGATGGCGCTGTTCGCATCGGCAGTTGGGAAAATGATTTGGAAAGTGTCGTTGGTTACTGTTTTATCAGCACCAAAGTCCAACACAGCGATGGATTTGTTACCCTGCGTTGAGTTATAAATTAACGCACCACGGGCGGTAAAGGAGGCGCTCGTCCAACTTGTGTTTGAGAATGAAATAAAAGCTGTAGGCACTGCGCTTTGATTGTTGCCTGATGTAGGGGATTGGCTAATAACTAGCGTATTACCTCCGGTTGTGTACCCACTGCCGTTAGCCACTTCATTGCTGGTCGTGTAAACGGTGGTAGACGCGCTTAAATCTGCATTGCCTGTGTACAAAGCAATCTTGAATGTGTTTGGAGATGTAGGGCCAAAGTTGTGGATAGCTTGAAGAAGCTCGACCTTGCAACTTGTGGTTACTGTTTGAAGAATGCTCATGATACTTGTACCCTAACTTGACCGTCGCGGTAAGCGTCAGCCCGTTGTTTGCCGTCACCCAAGTTCTTCAACAGGGCAATTGCCTGCACGTAACGATCTTGAGCTACTTTCATCATATCGGCCTCTTGACGCATATAAACAAATGCTTCACAGATTGTCCCATATAACAGCGTGGAATCAAAGTTATCTCCAAGCCAAGTTGTACCAGCGGTAACAATAGACTCAGGGTAGTAGTAATAATGCAACTCAGCCATGTACGCCAAGTTAGGTGTAGGGCCAACAATAAACGTCAATTCATTTACGTCTGCGGATTGAGGGCCAAAGATGCCGTAATGTTTTGGCTCACCACGGGTGGCGGTCTGTGGATACGCTTCACGGATGAAGTTCACATCTTTGTTTAGCAGGTACAAGAAGTCGCCTTGGAAGATGGTTGTCCCAGATACTGTGCCGGTGCTTGCCTTCGTCATGTAGACCGTTGTGCCGGTGATGGCACGAACATATGTCTCCGAGGGAATATTTGCATTGGCAATAACTTGACCTACAGAAATCCCCGTAGCATTTGCCACCGTGATTGTGAAAGCACCGGAAGTGCCTGTCGCTGTAGTGGTGATGACGGGGTATATTGCAAGACTGTACGGCGACAAGAAATCCTGTGGACATGCCAAGTACTTATTGCCAATATTCAGTGCGCCTGTCACGTTCTTTCTTAAGTTGGCAATCTGCACTGTGTTATAGATGCGTTGCTCCGCCTGACGGATAAATGTATCCATGTCAGTCGTTGGGAAAGTGTTCTCGCAGTAATCAGTTACTGCGGTGACAAGCTGGCTGTAATTCATGCCATCGGGCCTCTTGACATTACGCCTTTGGTCGCTGCACCTGCGCCACGCATTTTGATGCCAGACGTTTTAGCGGCTGGCTGTGCGCGACGATACACATTCCCTACAGCCATATTGACTGTTCCGGCATCACTGTGGTCAGGGCCACTGCCGGGATTTTCAGAAGCTTTAACTTCCTTGCCGGTCATAGTGTGGGGCTTGGCGTAGACAGAAGCATCGCCAACTTCTTTGCCCATCATTTTTTTGCTGTATGTAGCCATAATTAGCCTCGCTTCTGTGCTGCAATTTTAGCCAAACCACGGCCCATCGATTTCATATCGGCGTTGGTTTTACCCTTACCTTTGCCTTTTCCGCCCATCATTTCTTTTTGGGAAGGGCCGCTGGTAGGGAAAACTTGAACATCAGTTTTACCCTTTTTTGCAATGCCGTCGGCTGATTTTGTGTATGCCATATTAAGCTCCTATCTGTATCGTTACTGTACCAACTTGTGCAGCTAATGCCAAGTAGTTTGGCGTTAAAGCTGCATCAAAAAACCTAGATCCGCCAACCGGATTCCATCCCCACTGAATATCCCGAGAACCACCTGCGGTGTACCCGTTAACGTTGACACCAGAGGTGACATACGTTGTATCTCTACGTGGATTACGCAAAGCTTGAGGATCATCCACCGGAAACGTTCCCAGCATTAACTGCGGCTGGTCAGGATCCCAACACTCCGGGCAAACCAACAGTTGATACTTGCGCTGCTTAATGATCTCTGTCTTAAGCTTCTTCAGTTTAAACTGCTGTCCACAGCGATCACACATGGCAATCGCTATTTTGCCGGATGCAAACCTATTACCCATTACGTACCGCTTCCAATGTAGTTAGGACGTGGGACAAACCGAACCGCAGCCTTCTCTCGGTCTTCACCGGCTGCAATCTCAAATGTTTCATCGTAAATCTGCTTGAGCATCGGAATGCGAGGCATTAACTCAGGCACTTTTACGGCAATGTGATACGCCAAGCCTGCTACAACGCAAGGCAAGAAGCGGAAATTCATGTCGGCTGTCTCTACGCCACCGCCTGCATCCTGTACACGGCGCAGTCTCCAATACACAAATTGATACGGAGTGCTGTTATCAGGCGTAGGCCATACGGTTACTGCGGGCAGTTGAGGCACAAACACCGCTGTACCCACGTTATGAGAAGCCGCAGTGGTGTTGTTTTGACCACGGAATACACCACCAAGGGTATTTCCTGTGACGTAGGTGTAGTAAATGTCTTCGCTATCAAGGCGGATAAAGCCTGCCCCAGCTAACCCAACCACCGAGTTAAGCGTGATCGTGGTTGCCGTGGAGGTGACGGCTGTTTCCACCACAGACGCAGTTGGATTAGTTTCACCAGAAAGCCTTTGAATCCATACTTGGATTGGTCGGGCTTGGCTGAGTTTGTTTGGAATGGTGGCATAAGTAGAAACACTAATACGTGTGATTGTTAAATCAGCCTGCGTCGAGGAAGTGTTTTGCCCTGTGCGGATAACATGCTCAAGCAAGTCTATGGTATCTGTAGGCAACGCATATGTAGCTAGACCCGGAGTTAGGTTGATTACACCTTGCTCCATTGTCCACATGTTAATGCCTTTGTTCTGCCACTCTATGGTCATTAGGTTCATTGACCTACGTGCTGTACGCAAGTCGTAACCTGAACGCATCTCCCGCCCAGCCCTCTCCCACGCTTCCTCGGCAATCTCCGTGAAGTCCATATTGAAGAGGGTTGAGCCGGTAGTGGTCATCTAAATCCTGCCGTTTTCTTTGCTATCGTTTTAGGTTGGGCTACAAACTGTTTGCCCGCCGCCTTGCCTGCACGTTTGGCTTTGGTTGTAGCTGCGTACTCAGATGGTGATAAAGACTTGATAGCCGCTTCGGGCAAATACCGCTCCCCCGTCTTGCTCGACGGTTTGCCAGACTTAGTGCGCCATTTCTGGTCACCCCAATCTTTAAGCGATTTTTGAGGAGCTTTCAATCTTTGTAACCCCCACCGGCTTCTTTGTACTTTTTAGCTACAAGTTGTGCTTTACGGGCTGACCATTGACCCGCACCTGTACCATGCGTGGCGGCAGCTTTAACTTGAGACACAATCCGTTTACGCAAACCGGGCTTAGTGTAGTTACCAGCAGCATTTACTTTTCCGCCTTCAGCATACTGCGTGAAGTCAGTATCATCCCGACGAGCTTTACGCTTACCCTTGGGCATTTTACTTGGGGACATTGCCCCCATTCCACGGCTTGCCATCATTTTGGATTACCTTTGGCTTTCTTAGCTAGAAACAATTTATCAACCATCTCTATCCGCTGAGGTTTAGTTGTAACTTTGTTAATAATACCTAGCCGCTTAGGCTTACTTGCACCGTAAAACCCAGCCTTTTTTAAAGACTTAACTACTTTAGCAGTTGGTTTTACAGTTGCCATGTCAGCACATCTTTCCGCGAGTTTTGCCTTTAGTGGCAATACCATCAGCACGGCTAGAGGCTGAACTAACAGAGCCACCTTTAGCAAACTTACTACCGGGGAAGCTGTTATCAGGACGATCTGCCGAAAATACTTTTGGCTTTGGCTTCTGCGTAGTTTGTTTTGGAGCAGAGCCGGGCGGTGTGTAGCGAGGTGTTCTCATGTCGCGACCGGAATCAATTGCACCTGCGGCTTTTTGTGATTCTTCAAAATCACGGCGACCACTTTTAATATTAGAAGGATCAATAAGTCCTTCGTCATCAAAACGACGGTCACTTTTAATATTGGAAGGGTCAATAAGTTTAGGAGTGGAATCTTTTTCTTTGCGGCGTGTCAAACCTTGCTTGGCATTCAAATAATCACGCAAGGACATGCCTGATTTCTCAAGCTCTTCCTTGGTCACTACTTTGTTCTTGCGAGGCGTAGGCATGGCAGCAGGAGGCGCTCCACTATTGTCGTCTTCAGGCATAGTACCTGAGCCGGGTTCAATAAACTCGTAGTTATTGATGTTTGGCTTCATGTTTAAACTCCTTAGCAGGCCATGCCGCCCTTGGTCATCTTAACCATTGTGCCTTTGGTTTTACCCTTGGACGCAACACCATCACGAGCAGATGAAGTCTTAACTCCGCCCATCTTAGATGGAGCCATACCACCTTTAGACAGTTTAGTCATGGTCGCACCTTTGTGCAAACGGCCTTCGTGTTTGTTCACGGCCTTCTGCATCATGCCTTTGTCCATCTTTACATCTTTATGAGCCATACCGCCCTTAGCCATTTTGCCTTTGCCGTCAGCAGCAAAGTCAGGAACCATTTTGCCGCCTTTGTTGACCATAGTCATACCGCCGTCAGCGTATCCACCCATGTTCATTTTTTTCATATCATCACCTTGTTTAAAAGTTTTGCCTTTATCGGCTTTGTTGAACTCTTTGCCCACAGATTGTGGAACGCCTGCTTTCTTGGCAAACGCAGGATTGTGCGCTACTGCCGCCATGAAAT